GATAAAATTTATTTAGGGTTAGAAACAGATATAGATAAACCAGAACCTGCTATTAGAGGGCAAAAATTATATGATTTATTAGATTCTTTAAATACGGCTTTAATGAATTTAGGAGAAGGATTATCATATGCTACAGATAGTAATGGTATAGGGATACCTTCAGTTTCAGTATCTGGGGAAAGTTTAATGGTTGATACTTTACAATTACAAACTTTAGTAGAAAAAATTAGATCTGAAAAAACCTTTTTATTATAATGGCAGTACCAGCAGGATTATCAAGAATATTATGTGATGTAGCCCCTAAAAGAATTAGTAAGGTTACAAATCAAATTCTTAAAATTTTATTTAAAATTAATAATGTATTAATGGAAATTAATTCTATTGATTTTTGTAATCCATTAGGATATATTTTAACTAAAGCTTTACCTCCTGGGGGATTTTTAGAAGCTAAACTTTTAAAATATGGAAAAGCAATAACTGATTTTATTAATAAAGCAGGTGATAAATTAAATCCTGCAAGATTAGATAGTGAAAGATACAAATCTGGGGATACACCTGAACAAATAGCAGCTAAAGATGAGGCTTATAAAGCTAGAATAAAATCTTATCAAGCATCTCTTGAAGAAATTAGATTAGCTTTAGAAGATATAATACCTCCAGATGATTTAATTGCAATTATTCCTGGTGGGGAAGGTTTAGCAAAAACTATTCAATCTATAAATTTAGCTTTAGTTGCAACTAGTGATACTATAGATCCTACTATTAATATTATTAATAAAATCACTATAGTAAAATCTTTTACTAGAAAATTAACTCCATTCTTATCTCCAATTAATATTGCTACTTTAGCTATAGGAGGACAAGAAGCAGAAATAAATAAAAAATTAGCAGGTATTATTAAACCTGAAAGATTTAGAGAAAGTGTTGTATTTTTAGTTAGACAAGTAAAAGCTGTTGATCAAGCCATAGTTCAAATACAAGCTACAGTTAAATTAATTAATACTATTGTACGAATTATTAATATTTTAGCTAAAGTATATAAATTTGTTGTTAAAGTTTTAACTCGTTTGAATACTCCATTAGCCATAGGTGGAGGAGGTGGTCCTGTTTTTTCACAAACTAATGCTTCAACTAATACTCAAGCAGATAGAATTTCTAAAAGTAATCAAATAGTTGATGATCTAGAAAAAATAACAGGTATAGTTGCTAATTTCTTAAAGGGACCAGTTTTATTAAACATAAAACGTATAAGAAAACAAATATTACAATTACTAACAGGACTTAATATATTATATCAAAATCTCCATGCTTGTCAATATACTAACGGAGATAAAGGGTTATTAGATTCAGTACAAGGAAGTATTAATTCATTAACCAGTAATTTAGAAACTTTAGATAATTTATTCCCTACAGCTAAAACTACAAACTTACCATTATTATATAGTGGTTATACTATTAATATAATAAAAGAAGAGGTAGTTGATACTGGTATTAAATTAGTAAGAAGAACTGTAATAGTAGCAGATCAAAGAGGAGTTATTGAATACGAAGGTACTCCAACTTATGCTACAGATGATCAAGTATTAATTAAAGAAGGTCAATACTATCTTGATAAGAAAAATCAAACTGGTACTAGTAATACAGGTAATGATTCACCAACAGATCAAGAAATAATAGATATAACAATGCAAACTGGATTAAATCCTGATGATACAATAGGAGGTCCAGTAACACCAAATTAAAATAAGTTTTAATATTAAATATTTATATTCATGAAATTAGACGCATTCAGAAAAGTAATTAGAGAAGAAGTTAAAAAGGCTATTCAAGAAGAAATGAGAGATATTCTACTTGAAGCAGTTAAAGCTGCTAGTAAACCTAACTTAACTGAAAATAAATCTCCTCAACCTTATTCTAAAGTAGAATCTACTTACAAACCCTCATTTTCAGAAATAATTTCTGAAGAAAGAAAACCAATACCTTCAACAGGTAATCCAATGTTAGATATTTTAAATGAAACTGCTCAAGCAGGAGAATGGAGAACCTTAAATGGAGGTGAATTTAATGCCTCTCAAGCAGTAGGCTGGGCTGGAGGAGCTCCAAATATGATGGGTGGAGAAAATAATGTTCCTGTAGTAGCTACAGTAGATGAAATGATTAAATCACAAGGTCCTGTTAGAGATATAAATGATGTACGTATTGATGTTGTACCTGATTTTTCAAAAATAATGGGTGCTTTAAAAGAGAAAGGTAGTATTTAATGGCCTATAGTATAGTACATATTAATCCTTTAGACTTACAACCTAGTAAGGGTGTAGGTATTCAATTACCATTTAATGGTCCAACTGGATTAAATATTACTTATACTACTGCTGAATCTATAAAATCAAATATTTTAAATTTTTTCTTAACAGGGAAAAGAGAAAGAATAATGAATCCTACTTTTGGGGCAGGTATTAGAGAACAATTATTTGAACAAATTACTCAAGGCACAACTCAAAATATAGAAGATATTATAAAATTTGGATTAAGTGATTATTTCCCACAGGTTAAATTAAATCAACTTACAGTTAGTGCTTCACCAGATAAGAATTTAATTCAAGTATATTTTAGTTATTCTATATCAAATACAAACATACAAGACCAAATTGCAATAAATTTTAATAATGGCTAATACTAAAGCGGTACAATATTTAAATAAGGATTTTGATAGTTTAAAAGCACAGTTAATTAATTTTGCTAAAACTTATTATCCTAATACCTATAATGATTTTACAGATGCCTCACCAGGTATGATGCTTATTGAAATGGCTTCATATGTTGGTGATATTCTTTCATTTTATACTGATAATCAAATTCAAGAGAATTTCTTACAATTTGCTAAACAAAGAAAAAATTTATTAGCTATAGCTTATAATTTTGGATATCGTCCTAAAGTTACTAGTGCTGCATCTGTTGAAGTTACTGTTTTCCAATCTGTACCTTCAACTTTAAGTAATAATCAATATGTACCTGATTTTAGCTATTCTTTAGTATTAGATGAAGGAACCCAATTACAATCTACAATAGGAAATGTAGCATTCTATATTGATGATAAAATAGATTTCTCAAATTCAGGATCATCTCCCACAAATATTTCGGTTTTAAATTATGATATCCAAGGTAATCCATTATTTTATTTATTACAAAAAACTGCGAAAGCTACGGCGGGAGCTTTAACTACAACTACCTTTACATTTGGTAATCCTGAGCGTTTTCCTACCGTTACTCTTACTGATACTAACATAATTTCATTAATTGGTGTAGTTGATTCTGATAATAATAAATGGTATGAAGTACCTTATTTAGCACAAGATACTATTTTTGAAGAAGTTGAAAATACTGCTACAAATGATCCTAATTTATCTCAATTTAGTGATACTACCCCTTATTTACTTAAACTAAAAAAAGTACCTAGAAGATTTGTTTCTCGTTTTAAAACAAACAATTCCTTAGAATTGCAATTTGGTCCTGGAGTATCTTCAGGAGCAGATGAAGAAATTATTCCAAATCCTGATAATATAGGTTTAGGTTTACCTTATGGAGTTAATAAAATGATGACTGCTTGGGATCCTTCCAACTTTTTATATACACAAACTTATGGTATCTCCCCTTCAAATACTACTTTAACAGTAACTTATTTAAAAGGAGGAGGAGCTACTTCAAATATACCTTCTAATACTTTAACTAAAAGAATAGGTGGTAATACTACATTTGCTGGAACTGGTTTAGATCCTACTATGCAAACCACAGTACTTAATTCTTTAGCTTTTACTAATGATAGTGCAGCAGTAGGAGGAGGAGATGGAGATACAAATGAAGAGATAAGACAAAATTCTTTAGCTATGTATCCTACACAGTTAAGAACTATTACAGCTGATGATTATATCATTAGAACTTTATCTTTACCTTCTAAATTTGGATTAATCTCTAAAGCATATCCAACACAAGATATGGGAATAAGTGTTAATTACCCAACAGATTTATTAGCTACACAAAACCCCAATGCTATTTCATTATATATTTTATCTAAAAATACTTCAAATAATTTAACAGTTTCTAGTTTAGCTTTAAAACAAAACCTAAAAACATTCCTTTCAGAATATAGAATGTTAACTGATGGTGTAACTATAAAAGATGCTTTTATTATTAATATAGGAGTAAATTTTGATATAATAATTAGACCTAATTATAATGGGAAATTAGTATTAAATAATTGTTTAAATGTACTACAATCCTATTTTAATATAGATAAATGGCAAATTAACCAACCAATAATTTTATCTGATATTTATAGTAATTTAGACCAAGTTGACGGAGTACAAACAGTACAAAATGTTGAAATTGTAAATAAAGCAGGAACCAATTCAGGTTATTCACAATACTCATATGATATTAAAGGAGCTACAATTAATAAAATTATTTATCCTTCTTTAGATCCTAGCATTTTTGAAGTTAAAAATTTAACAACTGACATTCAAGGTAGAGTAGTTACTTTTTAAAAAAATTTATCTAATGTATATTTATATTATATATTAGATTTATGGCTGTATACAAAATATTCTCCGAGAAAGATACCTTTATTTCTTCATATCGTTCATCTCAAAACTTCGGTAGAGATGAAATATTAGAAATTTTTAGATATGCTTCTGATTCTTCTACTAACTTAGATACTACAAGAGCATTAGTACAATTTCCAAACGCATCTATTCAAGACGTAATCACTAATACTATTAGTGGAAGTGCTTATAGTGCTTCTCTTAGATTATACTTGGCAAGTGCTACTTTACCTGCTAATTATACTATTTTTGGTCATAGAATAACTAAAGCATGGGACATGGGATTAGGTAAATCTGCTGATGTTCCTACAACTACTGTTGGATGTACTTGGACTTCTCCTTGGACTACAGCTGGTGGTGATTATAATGCTACAGCGTATACTCAAAGTTTCCTTTATATTGATAATAAAGATATTAATATGGATGTTACTTCACTAGTAAATTACTGGTATAGTAATCCAACAACTAATTATGGAGTTTTATTAAAACAAAGTAGTAGTATAGAAAATAGTACCTCATCTTCATTTGGTACTAAATTTTTCTCAATGGACACTCATACTATCTACCCTCCTCAAATTGAATTAAAATGGGATGATAGTTATTATACTTCATCATTAACTCTTGTAACAACATCAGATTTTGTACCTTCAATTTCTAATTTAAAAAGTGAATTTCCTGAAGGAACTACTTATACCTTTAGATTAAAAGTAAGAGATAAATTCCCTGCTAGGGCGTTTACTACTACTTCTGTATATTTAGTTCCAAAAAGATTACCTATAACCACTTACTGGGCATTAAAAGATGCTAAAACTGAAGAAATGGTAATTGATTTTGATACTACATTTACTAAAGTAAGTTGTGATAATGATAGTAATTACTTTAAAATTTATATGGATGGTTTAGAACCTGAAAGATATTATCAAATTGTTATAAAAACTATACTTTCAGATGGTGAGACCATAGTTATAGAGGACCCACTAAATTACTTTAAATTAGTTAGATAATGGCTGAAATTATTCAATTGAATAGAAACGTTTATGGTAAAATTACTTACCCTAACGTAGTTAATACTGAATTTTCCCAATTAACTAAACCTGC